ATAATGTAGCTGATTCTTTTATCAGTTCTGGCAAGTAGCCGTAACTGATCCGCCAAATCAAATGCTTCGGCTGGGTTGGTTTGCAAATTAGCGTTAATGTCAATGGCACGAACAATGCCTTCAGCAGTTGGATTGTGATCGGACTTACGCGCTGCATGACGTTGATCACCGAGCCACCCCTCTGGTGAAGTTCTACTTCTATCGGGGAACGCATCATCTATCTGCTCGCGTAATTGCTGACCAGCTTTGCACAGTTTAGGCATTATCTTTATAGATTGTGCTAAGAAAGAAGCAACTTGGCTTCATCGGCAGTAATGCCGAGCCGATCAAGTAAGGCTGTCTTAGCGGCTGCCTTTGCCGCATCTTGCTGAGCCTTCCAAGCATCATACTGAGCAAAACCTGCCTCATACTCTGCTTTGGTTATTGGCTCACATTCTAAAAATTGGATGCCTTCATAATCTTCGCCCACTTGGACATAACCGCCATTTGGAATTAACATTGATAAAACTTGATAACACTTTGCCATATTATGCGCCTATCTCTAATAAAGTAATTGTGCTCATCACATCATCTATCTGAACATAAGCAGCATTTGCCGCAACATTATTCTTAAATTGAGTTTTGTAAGTAGTTGCTGAGGTTGTAGCAGGTGAATCTTTGTATGCTGTTGATAAGGTTGTGCCAAATTGGCCAGTTGTTGTGAAGTTAATTGTTGCTCTAGTCGCTATCAATGAAATGTCAGTAGCGCCGCGCAGTAATTTCAAACCAACACCACTTGAAGCATTACCATCTTCTGTTGCAATTCCATTCTGATTTACCAAAACCAAAATTGTGCTTGTGTTTAATGTAGGAGTTATAGTCGCTGTTAAGGTTGTATCTGAATAAGTTGTTGTCGCGTTTGATGTAAATGTTGTCGTTGTTGCAGTTACTACTTGCAAAACTTTACCGCCACCACCAGCAGGCGCAGCCCATGTTGGCACACCGCCTGAAACTGTTAAAACATCACCAGTTGAACCAATTGCTCTTTTTGCTAATGTGTTTGTGCCTGAAGCGTAAAGCAAATCACCTGTTGTGTAGGTGCTTTGTGCCGTTCCACCATTCGTTGCTGCAACAGGTGTAGTCAATGCGACAGTTGGGATTGGCCCAGTTCCAGATGTAACTGTGATGCCTGTGCCTGCAACAATTTCAGTAAGATCGCCAGCATTACCAACATTGACCCATGACGATCCATTGTAAACTTCAACCGCATTGGTATCTTGCAGATAAGACATCATTCCTTCAGCCAACACGCCGCTTAATGCAGTAGTGCGAGCAGTAGAGCTGGCAAACACCATAACTGTTTGTTCATTTAAATAAGTATTTACCTGAGCTGCCGTTAACACATCGCCTGTGTTAAAGAGCTTATATCCTGCGCCTGCCATTTATTCTCCTTAGTAGCTCAGCACGTCTTCACCTAGTATACCCGATACATCGGAATCTAGGACAAAGCCTGCTAATAGTGGTTCGGTTGTGTATAGGGTAGTCATCCAGGATGACTTGGTAATATCGTGATGGATAGCATTTACCAGGCTTGATTGAACAACGCTGGTAGAGCCTGGGGTGGTCTTAGTAACTGTTACTCCATCAAGCAATTCTATGTCTACCCCTGCCAATGGCTTATTGGGATTAGCATCATCGTAAAGGTTAAGTTGAATGCTATCTATGCGTATCTCAGGGTCTTTGCGTGTGGCTAGGATGCCTTCAGCTTGATCTAAAGCTTCAGCATTGGTCTGCACCAATATGCCTGAGCGTTGACCTGAATGCAAGAAATACTTATCAATGGAATCTTGGTCAAAGGCATTCTGAGCTGTGCCACCCAAACGTGTGATGGTTACATCATTTACCAAGTTTGTATCATCAAAAGCGACTATGGCATTAGTGTATGAGATGTCTGTGCCTTGATCGCTGAACTCATAGACCGGGAACGCTGGCGTGGCTATAAGGGCATTACGGCTTACAAAATCAACCTTGCCATTGGCATCTAGGAAGATACCGCCAAACTCGCTCTGTTCCACGTTAAAGAGCGCCTGAAGGGCATCCCTGTCTGTGCCTGGGTCTGCCTGAAGGGTTGAATCGCCTGTGTCTACGTTACGCAAGCTTAAAGGCCATTCAATCTCATCTAGGATGGCATTTACCCTAGCACCTGAAGTTTGTACGCCTGAGCCTGTAACAGTTGTTATGCCTGAGCCTGCAAGCAACTTGAAACCATCTACGCAGCGCAGGGTAACTGTGCTTAGTTCATCGTTGCCTTGTCTAAAGCCTGTGTCGTATGTGTTGATAAATCCTGAAAATAGAAAATAATCTTGCGTGTTGTAGGTAGCATAAATAATTATCTGCCTTAACGGCACAAGATTTGGATAGTAGATACTGGCAGGGTTAGTAGGATTCCAATCACCTGTTTGATCATAAAGCGTTACATTGGCTGTGCCAGCCTCAAACTGGGATGTTAAACGATTGCGCCCACGCCTGATAGAAACTCTAGTTACTAGATCTGTAATTTCAATCGGCAGCGTGCCTGAGCCTAGCGTATTTGTGCCTAGTATTCCTTCAGTTGCGCTACCTAAGATTAATGGGTTAATCTCAAAAGCGGTATCACTATCAAAGTCAACAAAGACACGCAACGTTGGTGCTGGCATTAAATCGCCCTACTGCTGAGCAGTAAGCCCTTGCCTGTTTTTTGATAGTTGTATTGAATGTCTGTGATGACCTCAGCCAAATCTTCAGCAGATGTTACGTTGCCTTCAACAGTTACGTTGATTGTTGTTTCAGGAATTATGCCTTGGCTTGTTGCAGCTTCAATAGATTGATTTAAATACTCATTGGCTAATTCAAGGCTTGCCAATGCTGCTGCCAAATCTGCTGCTGCAAGACTTTCTGTTAGTAAGCTTGTGGCATCCACATAAGCGTTGGCGGCATCTACTGCCTCTTGGGCTGCTGCCTTTTCTTCAGGTGTGGTTGCTGCTGCAACTGCTGCTGCTGCCTGAGCTGCCGCCGCTGCTGCATCCTCAGATGATATTTCAGCAAATGCGCGTGAAGCATCAGCGGCTTCTTTAAATGCTGTGGCTTTATCCGTTTTGGCAGCAATAACATTGGCATTAGCAGTAGCCCTGCTAGTTGCAATACCTGTCATCAATTCATTCAAAGCCATTTGTTGCTTGGCTAATGTGTCAAACAAATCTTTAATGTTCTTTTTAGCGGCATCAAAGTAATCGCCCCACTTGGCAAACGGATCGTTTGCTTCAAGCGTAGTTAAAGATTCTGCTAGTTCTAAAGTTTGCTTTTGTATCGTTTCTAGCCTTGCAGATAGTTTTTCTGCCTTATCAGCATCTTCTTCTAAGATAGCCTTCATAAGCAACAAACGTGTGCGTTCTTCTTCAGTAATCTTGCCCTGTAATGCAGCCTCTATCTGTATCTTTTCTAAGTCAAATACAGCCTTTGCTCTAGCAAGTGCAGCCTGGTTCTTTTTATCTTTCTCAGATAATTTAACGGCTTTGTCGCGCTCTTTAACAATCTTCTTTTGTAATTCTAATTGTTTAGCATAATCACGCAGCAAGGCAGGGTTTGTTCTAGTTCCACCAAATCCAGGTGTTGGGAAAAACTGATTCTTTATAGCATCTAATTTAGCCTGTTCACCAGCATCAATTTTAAATCCTGTGCCTAAAAACTCACGGGTATAAGCCAAACTAAATGCTAATGAATTAAATGCTGATCCTAAGAAATTGGCAGCATTGGCAATACCAGATAACACTTTATCAAAATCGCCATCTGCTAACTTCTCTAAAGCCTGTAAAACATCTTCACCAATAATCTTGGCGGCATCATCTAGGGCTGTGCCTAACCTGTCTATTTTGCCTTGATACGAATCGGCAGCAGCAGCAGATGTGCCTTTAAACTCACCATTAAGGGTTGCTATTGCTTCAGCAAATCCCATAGCTTCAAGTTCAGCAGATGTGTATCTCGTTTGGATTTTGCCTAATGAAGCAAAGTTGCCGTTGAAGGCTCTTGTTAATGCGTTGACAGTTGCATCCAAACTTGCGCCTGTGCCTGCTGCTAAATCAAGTGCTGTGTTTAGTAATTGGGTTGCTTGCTCGGCATCTAACGTAGTTGCTACAAGATCACGTATGGCTGGGCGTAATTGTTCCCCTGAAACGCCTGTGGCTAATTCTGTTTGCTTGATAAACGCTTCTAAGGCTGGAACGTTGTAGGCTAAACCTAAATTGTTTAACGATACTGTTAATTGCCTTACAGCCTTGTCTTCAGCAGCAAACGCGGTGATTGATTTTTTTAGGGCACCAATACCGGCAATAGCCAAAAATGTGCGCTTAGCCGTCTTTCCTAATTTATCAAACTTCTTTTCTAAGGCAGATGATCGTTTCTCAGCTTTAATAAATCCAGCATCTTTAAGTTCGCCAATGATGCGAACAACAATGTTAGTACTCATTAAGCCACCTTCTTGTAATCATAAAGCACAGATTGCCTGTTAAAATCTTCTCTTGCTTTGTTAATTGCATTCATAATAGCGGCAACGGCTTTGCCTTGGTTTTCTGCATAAGCTGCATAAAGTAAACGACCACGGGTTTTTGGGTTGCTTGCTTTGTAATTCTTCAATTCTCCAACGTGAGCATCTAGCCTATTAATCATCATGTTGCCTGCATCTGGATTATTGCTCTGACTATCTTTAGTGGTCTTGACACGCATTGTGCGACCATATCTTCCAATAGGTACCATGTGGCTTGTAGGTCTGCCGTATTGATTAGTTCTGCCTGCTGTTTCAATAATTGCGCCGGCAGCGTTTTTGTTTAATAAGCTAATCATGGATTTGAAGCCACCCTTGGTTTTCTTTTGACCAGCCATAGAATAAACAAGCCCAGCTCTAATGAGCGATGGGTTATATTCTGGAAAACCGCTACCTGGATTGTTTGACCAATTGTTTGGTGGGCCAAAAACAAACGCAGGCACTTTAGCCCTAGCATCTTGAACAATAGGGCTTAATTGAGCTTTAATCTGATTGTTCATTTCCTTGGCTATATTAGGTGCTAATTCTTTCAGGGCTTTTCTAAACCCTTCTAGACCTTCTACCTCTACTGGCATGATTCCTATCTTCCGCCTGTTTCTTTAGCACTTCTTGTATAGCTCTTAACATACTGCTATCCATATTGATAAACTCACTAGGCGCAATCCCTGTATGTACAGCTAGCTGGGCTACTCTGTACGTATAGGAATCACGCGTTAGCCATTTGGGGAATCATCACCAAGAACTTCAACAGCCTTTAAAGTTCCTAGAAACTTATCCCCAAATGGAAATACGTCTGGCGCATCTGCTCTACGCAGACACTCCCAAGCAAGCCAATAAATATCGCTCTGCTTTTGATCTTCTCTGAAAGCCTTGTAAAAGCCTTTCTTAGCATATTGCTCAAAAGCATATTCAACAGCAGGTGTTATCTCGTGGATACTTTCCGTGCCATCTGCCCTTACAACTTTTAGACTTGCCATTTTTGCCCCTTTGTTAAATTAGAACGTGCCGGTGTCGGCTTTTGTAACTACAGAGTTTAGCGTAAAAGTAATATCCTGTGTTGCCATATCGCCAACCGCGCCGTTAATAGGTGTTAGGTTGTTAACAAGGATATCAAAGGTGTAAAGCGGATTAGTTGCAGATACGGCTGGAACTTTCGCTTGAACCATCTTTACAGCCACAGTTGTGCCGAATGCGGCATTAAGTGTCTGTAGTACGTTTGATGTTGCTGTGTCATTTAGAAATGAAACAGTTAGTGAGCCTGATTCTAGACCCTTAACAAACTTATGTGCGGTATCTCCCATAGCTGTGACTTCAAGTTCATCAGCAGCATAGTTAAGAGTAACCGAAGTTACGTGGTCACTTAGATCAACAGCGTTAATCTTCAGGCCAACAGTATTATTTAAAAATACAGCCATGTTAGCTTATTCCTCATCTTTCTTAGTTGTTGGTTTTGGTGCTTTTTCGCTTGGCT